CTTGCAAATAGAGATAGTTCAGGTGTACAGAAGGCTGGAGTAATGAGTATTACTGATTATGAAAAACTACTACGTACTAACCCTAAGACAAAAGACTTATGGCTTAAGTCACCAGGTGCTCGTGAAGAAGCATCAGGCTATGCACTTAGCATTCTACAATCGTTTGGATTGATGGCATAATGGCGCGTATACTTACAGCAGCACAGAAAGCAGCAGCGGCTAAGGCTGCAGCAGCAAAAAAGAAAAAAGACGATGCTTATGCGGCTTCTTTTGCTAATCCAATTACTAGCCAAAATGACCCACGCATTGCAATAAATGCAGGACTTAATCCTGAAATGCTTGGGATGATGACTTCTACTGGTACTGCTCCTTCAGGTGCAACACCACCTATGGGTGTTAGTCCTATTTTAGGTGACACTAATGCTAGTCCTGCTAGTGTACCTGGCGGTGTTCCTTCTGATGTTACCCTTGTATCTACAGAGACAGATGAGTATGGCAATGTAGTTGGTATTTATTCTGATTCAACCACAAAGATTCTTATTCCATCTGGTAAAAAATACAAGTCAACAGTAGATGAAGATGCATATACATTACTTGAAAGCACAATGAAAGAGTTTGGATTAGAAGAACTAATTCCAGATATTAAAAGATTTATGGAAGCAGGTCTTGGTTCTAACCAGGCTGCTGTAGAACTAAAGAAGACTACTGCCTATACAACTCGATTTAAAGGTAATGAGATTCGCCGTGCCGCTGGACTTAATGTTATGTCAGAGGCTGAGTATCTAACTTTAGAAAACTCTTACAATGAGGTGCTTCGTGCCTATGGACTACAGGGCTATTTTGGTACAGACCGCAAAGTATCACAGGCTAGAATGTCTGAACTTATTGGTAATGATATTAATGCTCCAGAGTTTAAGGAAAGAATTGACACAGTAGTTACACGAGTCAATATGTCTGACCCTAATATCAAAGCAACTCTTAAGTCTTTCTATAACATTGAAGATACAGATTTAGTTAAGTACTTCCTTAGCCCTAAAGAAAATCTACCTATGTTGCAGCAGAAGGTTACAGCAGCAGAGATTGGCAATGAAGCCTTAAAGCAGAATCTAATAACAAATGTAAATAGTGCACAGGCTCTTGCTCAAATGGGTATTACTCAGGCAGAAGCCCGTGAAGGTTACTCAGAAATTTCACAAATACTTCCTACTACCACAAAACTTGGGCAGATTTATGGTGAAGAAGGCATTAACTACACGCAGCAAACAGCAGAAGAAGAACGCTTTGGACAACTTGAATCCGCAAGACGTAAGCGCTTAAAACTTGCTGAAAAAGAAGTAGGAACATTTAGTGGTCAGTCAGGCGTAGTCCGTGGCTCACTAGGTGGAAGTACAAGCGGTACATTTTAAATTCCCTAGACGGACACACCAGCCCCGTCAGGCGTAAAAGTCTGGTAGCAGAAGCCAACCAAATATCCCCTTATCTGGCTGTGGTCTGCGTCAACTACTAATGAAGGGTGATGTTGCATGAGCAACGAACAATACTGGGAAGACGATAACAATAATCTAGAGGGCGAATTAAACCGTCCTCAAAACTCGTACAGCGATGATGGTATCGCTAACCTACGCAAAGCCAAACGAGCAGATGAAAAGCGCATTAAGGAACTTGAAGAACAACTAGCGAAGTTCTCAAAGGAATCCAATGAGCGAATTGTTAAAGAAATCCTTGAATCAAAGGGAGTAAATACTAAGGCTGCCCGACTTGTCCTTAAGGACTTAGACACTATCAACGAAGACGCAGTTTCAAACTGGCTCGTTGAGAATGGTGACTTAATTGGGTACACGCCTAATCAAGAAAAGCCAGTTGATGCAGAGAACTTGCGTGCCTTACAGCAGCAAGACTCTATTACTCAAACGGCTGACACTCCCGCTTATTCAGAAGACATTGCGCGATTAATTGCAAATGCCTCATCTGAGGAAGAAATTATATCCATTCTAAGCGGTCAATAAAAACCGCACACTAACCAGAAAGGAGGCATCGCCAAATGGCCGATGTCTTTTCAACTTCAACCTCTGGGTTAGGTTCCAATCTTGTAACTATGGCATACGATAAGTTGATTGAACTCAACTTGCGTTCAGTTCCACAGTTCCGCGCAATCGCGGACAAGAAAATCGGAAACCCAACTCACGATGGTTCTTCAATCCGTTTCCAGTTCCACAACGATATTGCTGACACCACAATTGCTGGTGCAACACTCGCTGAAACTGTAGACCCAGACGCAGTAGCACTACCAGCAACTACAACACTAGATGTCGCACAGACAGAACTAGGTCGCGTAGTACTTCCAACACGCAAGTTGTCACTTATGTCACTTGCTGACGTTGACCCATGGATTGCTAACGCAGTTGCATTCAACATGGCAACAACACTAGACAATGGTGTTGCTGCTGTTCTTGATGCAGGTACAAACGTCATCCGCGAATCTGCTGGTGCACTTTCAACAACTGCTGCTAAGTCAACAATCGTAGCATCAGACACATTTAAGGGCCGCGATGTTCGTTACGCTGTAACAAAGTTGCGTGCTTCAAATGTTGTTCCTCGTGGCGGAATGTATGTTTCATACATCCACCCAGAAGTTTCACATGACCTACGCACAGAGACAGGTAACAACATCTGGCGTACACCACATGAGTACCAGAATGTTGGTCCACTATTTGCTGGTGAACTAGGCGCATGGGAAGGTGTTCGTTTTATCGAGACACCACGCATGACTAACTCAATCTCAGGTGGTGCTCTAACAGCACTTGCTACTGCTCCTGCAGTATCAGGTGTTTCAGGCGCATTCACAATCGTAGTAGCAAATGGCGCATTCGGTGGCCTTGCTGAGGTAGGAGATGCAATCTCAGGTACTAACGTAGGTACAGATGCTTTGATTACAGCAATCTCAGTTGGTACAACAAACACAACACTTACAGTGTCTGTTGCTAACTCAGGAACTGTTGGAACAAACACACTTACAGTTACTCCAAAGGCACGTGTTTACAACACTTACGTACTAGGACAGCAAGCACTTGCTGAAGCAGTATGGAAGGAACCAGGCATTGAGTTTGGTAACGTTGTAGATAAGTTGAACCGTTTCCGCCCAGTCGGCTGGCACGGTATCATCAACTGGTCAATCTACCGTCAAGAGGCGCTATACCGCATCGAGACTGCTTCATCAGTTCGCGCATAATCTAAGTATTTAGATGGGTGGGGCAGGGGGTAACTCCTGCTCTATCCATAAAACGGCTTAGGAGGCTATATGGCATACAGATTCACAACACCTACAATAAGCGAAGGCCCTGCAGGTGAAGGCCGTCTATTTGGCCGTTACAGACTCGTAAGAGGCGTGACAGTCTTGAAGATAGATGGAGAATACTACGAGATACGTTTTCCATCCTCAGAAGAAGTAGAGGCTGCCGAGGAAGCATACATCGGAGGATATTCCTACGAAGTAAGCGAAGGAGAAAAAGCCAGCCTTGAGGCTGCAGGTTATACAGTGGAGACGGTATGAGACACAGATTAGACCATCCAGAGGACGTTGAAGGTTGCTTTGGGTGCAAGGTTATTGGACTTCAAATGAGTCCAGGAGATGCATCATCTCAGAAGATGGTAAGTAACAAAAAGTGGGACGGTGAGTTAGAAGCCTATCGCGCAGCACGCGCTGATGGTATTCAACCTGCTGGTACAAGTATGAAAAAGATTCAGGAAGCACGTCGTGCCTCTGATGTCATGGGGAAGGCATTTGATGCCAACACTATGGGTGATAGCAAGATAATTCAAAACAAGACAGTAGCAACACTCAAGGAAGTGGGAGTAATATAATGCCAGTAGTAAACGGAAAAGAATATCCATACACCGCTAAGGGTATGGCTATGGCTAAAGCAGCAGCAAAGAAGAAAACAACTAAGAAGGCTGCTAAGAAAAAGACTGCACGCCGTGGATTGTTTGGTGCTAAATAATGGCCGCGCGAAAGAAGAAGATAACAGTTACAACTCCACCAAAAAAGAATGTTATTCCACCAGATTACGATGTAATTATTCCTGGCATGGGATATACAAAGCCAACTATAAAGAATCAACCAAAGAAAATTAAGTGGAAGTAAAATGCCAGTCAAGAAAGCCGCAAAATCTAAAGTAAACGCTGCTGGTAACTACACCAAGCCTGGCATGCGTGCTGCTTTATTTAGAAAGATTAAGGCTGGCTCTAGGGGTGGTGACCCTGGTGAGTGGTCTGCGCGTAAGGCACAACTACTTGCTGTTGAGTATAAGAAGGCTGGCGGAGGATACAGATAATGACTTTGGCTAAGTCTCAGCGGTCACTTAAAAAGTGGACTGCACAGAAGTGGAAAACCTCAGATGGTAAGCCCTCTAAGGGTAAGAAAAGATATTTACCATCTGCTGCTTGGAGTGCATTAAGTCCAGCAGAAAAGGCTGCCACTAATAGAGCCAAGGCTAGAGGTAATGCAAAAGGTAAGCAATTCGTAAAGCAACCTAAATCAATAGCAAAGAAAACAAAGGGTTACAGATGAAAGACTCACGTTTAACACGGGCTGGAGTATCAGGCTTTAACAAGCCTAAGCGTACTCCCAGCCACCCTACTAAGTCACACGTCGTAGTGGCTAAGGTAGGTAGCCAGGTTAAAACCATCCGCTTTGGACAGCAAGGCGTTTCTGGCTCACCTAGAAGAGCAGGAGAATCTGCATCCAGTGCAGCACGGCGTAAGTCTTTCAAAGCAAGACATGCAAAGAATATATCCAGAGGAAAACTAAGTGCCGCATATTGGGCAGATAAGGTGAAATGGTAATGGCAAAAGTTAAAGTGTCGCAAGCGACAATTGATAAAATTAAAGCAATGGGAATGACTAAGGCACTTAAGGGTGCTTCAAAGGCTAGCCCAGAAATGAGAGAAGCACTGACTCGTATGTACGGGGCACGTCGTGTTTCAGCAGCAGGTGGTTCTAGCAAGCCAGCAGCGAAGTCAGCAGATGCTGCTCGTGCCGCTGCTATGAAGCCAAAGGCTACTGGTGGAAAGTATGTTGGTTCTAGATTTGTTGCTAACACACCAGCACCAAAGAAGCCATCCGCATCAGGCGTTGTTTACAAGTCAGCAGATGCTGCTCGTGCAGCAGCAACAAATAAGAAGCCTTCTGTAAGAGTTCCATCTGCTACTGGTTTTGGTGCATACAATATGCCTAACAAGCCAGGAGCAAGGGGTAAGGCAGAAACTATGCCTAACAAGCCTGGAGCAAAAGGCAAGATAGTTAACATGCCTAATAGAAAGCCAGCAACTAATCCAGCGGCTAAAGCAGTAGTTAGCATTTTATCAGGCCAAGGTTTAAGAGCAAACAATGGTATGACTGCAGCACAGGTAGCAGCAGAAAACAAGCGTCGCGCAGCAGCGGTTGCAGCAGCAAAGAAAAAGAAGTAATTCAAACTAAAGGAATCTAATGACAACGACCTATGCCAATTTGGTAGATGAGATTACTCTCAATCTGTCAGGCTATACATTAAGGCAAGACCGTACTACGCATTTGACTGCTGATGTGACCTCTTCTGGTCTATCGCTAAGTCTTGGTAGTGTGACCAATATTGGTAAAGGTGTTGTTGAAATTGATGACGAGTTAATATGGCTAGATACATATGACCGTATTTCATCAGTTGGTAACATCGCTCCTTATGGTCGTGGCTACCACGGTACAACCGCTGCAGCACACACAGCAAACACTAAGGTAACAATCGCTCCTACCTTCCCACGAGCAACTATTAAGAAGGCTATCAATGATACAATTGATGCAGTATTTCCTAATCTATTTGCTATTGGAGTACACACCTTTACTTACAATACAGTTAAGACAACATACTCACTTCCTGCTGAGACAGAAACAATTCTGTATGTATCGTACAAGCCAACAGGACCAACAGAAGAGTGGCTACCTGTAAGAAACTATCGTGCAGACGCATTTGCAAATACGACATCATTTGCAACAGCACAGAGTATTTCAATCTATGACCGCATCGAGTCAGGTCGTACAGTTCAAGTTTATTATACAAAGAAGCCAACTACCCTAACAGCATCTGCATCTAATGCAGTATTTGAGACTGTTACAGGATTACCTTCATCTTGCAAGGATGTCATTGTTTACGGTGCAGCATATCGTCTAGCATCCTTTGTTGACCCAGGTCGACTTAACTACTCATCTGCAGAAGCAGACAATGCAGACACCAAGATTCAATATGGCTCTGGTGCATCTACTGCCCGATTCCTTCTTGCTCTTTATCAGCAACGCCTGAATGAAGAGACCAAGAAACTCCGTGACGTTTACCCAACCCGAATCCACTACACGAGGTACTAAAATATGACAGTCCGCAAATATTCCTCCGTTTCCCAGGAAACCACTCTTACCTCAGCATTAACTTCTAACGCAAGTACTATGGTAGTTGGTTCTGCTACAGCGCTTCTTGGTGGTATCACACTTGCTACTGGTGAAACATTTACAGTAGTTATTGACCCAGATACAGCCCTTGAAGAAATTGTAGATGTAATCCCTCCCAGTGCTTCGGGTAGCAATACACTAACAATTACTCGTGGTACTGGAGTAGATGGCACTAATGCTATTGCCCACTCTGCTGGCGCAAAGGTACGTCACATGGCTATTGGCCGTGACTTCCGCGAGGCTAACAACCACATTGAAAACACAACTACTGCTCACGGGTTAACTCTTGCCAATGTAACTTTGTCAACTGGTACAGGTAATGTATCAACTGCAATGCTCGCATCAAACGCTGTAACTACTGCAAAAATTACTGACGCTAATGTTACAACTGCAAAAATTGCCGATAGTGCAATTACATCAGCCAAGATTGCTGACCTTACAATTGCTACAGGTGATATTGCAGACTCTGCTATTACAAGCGGTAAGATTGCAACTGGTGCTGTAGGCACAACTAAGATTGATGACCTATCAATTACAGAAGGTAAAATTGTTTCAAATGCTGTAACTACAGCCAAGATTGCAGACTCAGCAGTTACCAGTGCTAAAATAGCAGACGGAACAATTGTTGCTGGCGATATTGCAGATGGGGCCATCACCTCAGCCAAGATTCTTGATGGGACTATTGCTACTGGAGATATTGCTGATAGTGCTATTACTTCGGCTAAAATTGCCGATGGCACTATCGTTGCTGCTAATCTAGCAGACGGTGCAGTAACATCTGCCAAGATTCTAAATGATACAATTGTTAACGCAGATATTAACTCTGCTGCTGGTATTGCTTACAGCAAGTTATCTCTTGGCGGTACTATTACCTCTGCTGACTTGGTAGATGGAACTATTGTTAATACTGACATTAACTCATCTGCTGCGATTGCACTTAGCAAGTTGGCAGTAGACCCACTGGCTCGTGCTAACCACACTGGCACTCAGTTGGCCTCTACAGTTTCAGACTTTGATACACAGGTTCGCACATCTCGTTTAGACCAGATGGCAGCACCTACTTCTGGCGTATCTCTTAACAGCCAAAAAATTACAAACCTAGCAAATGCTGTAGACAATGGAGATGCAGTAAGTCTTGGTTATCTTAATAGCCAAAAAGGTGTAAACAACGGTATTGCTTCCCTTGATGGTACTGGTAAGATTCCAACATCTGAACTTCCTTCTATTGCTGTTGCCTCTGTGTATGTAGTAACATCTCAAGCAGAAATGCTTGCTTTGCCATCTGACATTGGTGAGATTGCTATTCGTACAGATGTAAGCAAGTCTTTTATTTTGTCAGCAACTCCAGCATCTACTTTAGCAAACTGGAAAGAACTCCTTACTCCACCTGATGCCGTTTTATCTGTGGATGGAAGCACTGGTGCAGTAAGTCTTTCAGGTTCATACGTCAACCGCACAACTGGTCAGTTGCTTGGCAACCTAGATGCAAACACTCACAAGGTTACTAACCTAGGCGCACCAACATCTAACAACGATGCCGCTACTAAGGTATATGTAGACACAGTTGCTGGTTCTGCTACCGCTGCTGCAGCAAGTGCAACCGCTGCCGAAGCAGCATACGATTCATTTGATGACCGTTACTTAGGTGCTAAGTCATCTGCTCCATCTGTAGACAACGATGGCAATGCACTTATTACTGGTGCTATCTATTGGAACTCAACAACCAATCAGATGTTTGCTTGGACAGGTTCTGCTTGGGGTTCAATCTCATCTACTGCAGATATTTACCGTTTCCGCTTTACAGCAGCAGGCGGAGAAACATCAGAGTCTGGTCCAGATGATAACGGATTAACACTTGCTTATATCCCAGGTAAGGAACAGGTATACCTTAACGGTGTGCTGCTTGCTCGTACATCTGACTACACAGCAAGTAATGGCTCAAGCATTACATCTCTTGCAGCATTAACTGCTGGAGATATTCTAGAAGTAATTACATTTACAGCCTTTGAACTAGCAGACTCAATTGCTCGTTCACTGTTTGACGCAAAGGGCGACCTACTGGTTGCTACTAGCGCAGATACTCCAGGCAAAATTACCGTAGGAACAGATGGACAGTACCTACAGGCTGACTCAAGCACTGCTACTGGACTTAAGTGGTCAACAGTATCTGGTTACTCAGCACCAACACTAGGTTCAACATCTATTGCATCAGGTGCAACAGTAACAACTATTTCAGGTATGACAGACATCGTACTCAACGGTGCTGGCAGTGTCCAAGACGAACTAACGCTCATTCTTATGGGCGCACTCTAAACGAAAGGTAGTAACTAATGGCTACAACAACTAAGCAAATGTTCCGAGGTGCAGCATCGCTGACCTCTGCAACACTCTACACAGTACCATCTTCAACAACTGCTGTTGTCTCAAACATCATTGTGACTAACACATCTGGCTCAGCGCAGACTTTTACACTAAGTCTGAATGGTTCAGCATTGTTTACAACAACAGCAATTGCTGCAAACTCAACAGCAATGTTTGATATCAAGCAGGTACTAGCAACTACTCAGACCATTTCAGGTCTTGCATCAGCAACATCAGTTAACTTCCACATCAGTGGCGTAGAGATTGTCTAAGGAGTAAATTATGGGTTCATCAGTATTTCCTGCCGCTGCTGGCGGGGTTAGAGAGTATGTACAAACATTTAATTCATCTGGAACTTTTACGCTTCCTTCTGGCTACGGCGTAGGTAACCCATTAAATGTTACGGTTATTGTTGTTGGTGGTGGCGGTGGCGGTGGTGGCGGTTGTCGCCGTATTTTTGGAGGTGACTGGAAATACGGTGGTGGCGGAGGTGGCTCTGGTATTGCTCTTTATTTACCAAATCTTTCATTAACCGCTAATCAAACAGTAACTATTGGCGCTGGTGGAGCAGGTGGAGCGGCAAGAACTTCTGACGCTCTTGGTGCGCCAGGTTCTGCAGGAGGAGCAACATCATTTGGCTCATATGTAGCAGAAGGTGGAATAGGTGGTAGCGGTGGCGGTAATCCTAGCCTTGGTGTTCCCTCTGTATCTCCTAGTTTAACAACAACATTTTTTGGTGTTTTACACGCAGGTCGACGTGCAAGCGATGAAGGCGGCACAGGAGGTGCTGGTGGTTCCTCTGGTGGTTCTGCCTATCAAAACACTACAGGAGGTGGTCGCTTTGGTGGATATGATAGGTTTTCGATTACACGTTTTAACAA